GGGATGCTGACTCGGCCTGGGCCATGGTCATCTGGATCTCGATCGTGCCGTGTGAGGATGTGAACCACATGATCAGTCCCCCACTTTCACGAACTCGATCTTGCCCAGCGCCTTGGCGGCTTTGAGCAGGCGGCTTTCCTCGGCAGGCAGGCAGTACCCGTCCTCGATCAGGCGCTGTGCCTGACGGCCAAACCAGCCTTGCAGTTGCCAGGCCAGGCCGGTGTCGATCAGGGTCTGCCAGGCCTCGATGACCTGGTCGTTGTCGGTTGCTTCGATAAAACCTTCGGCGATGCCGGTGGCGGTGTATGTGTCCATGGTGTTCTCCTCAAAAAGGTGCTGGTTCAAAGTTGGAAAAATCGATCTTGGGTTTGCGACGGCGGGGCACTTTGCGGGTGATGTGCGGGTATGGGGGTTTGTCCCACACCCAGCGCACCACGGCGCCCTCGTCATCGAGGATGCCGTACTGGATCATTGGTTGGCCAGGTGGCGGAAGTTGTAGGCCACGCCGTCACGGTTGCACCAGGCAACGATGTCGGCCCGCTCGGCCAGCAGATCTTTGCTGTCCTGGATGTTGAACAGCAGGTGGTCCCAGTCTTCGCGCAGTTGGCCCTTGATCCAGTTGAGCGCATAGCGACCGTTGTCGCGAATGAGGCGGCGGGTTTGCTTGTATTCGGTGCGGGTCATGGTCATCTCCTGATTAACGGGCGGTGGTTTTGATGCTGAACACAGCGGTGGTGCTGGTGTAGGCGGCGATCTTGTCGGCGCTGATGCCGAGATCTGCGGCCAACTTTTTCCAGTCTGTGACGGCGCGGTTCGACTCGACATAGGAGGCCTTGAACAGGGCGCCTTCGAACACGGTGGGACCGCCGTTGCTGGCCTGGTCCTTCATGGCGTCCTTGATGGACTCGGCTTGCTTGGTGAGCGTGGCGATCTGGGCGAGCAGGGTGCCGAGTTCGTCAGCGGAAGCGGGGGTGGTGTTGATCGTGGTCATGACAGGTTCCTTTCAAAATTCGACTGCGGTATTGCTGTCGATATGGTGATCTTACATCAACACAAATCCACAACGCAATAGTTTATTTTCGACCCCAGTTGTGGCCAGTTGTATATTTGCAACATCACGGGCTGGAACCCGCATGAAATCAGGGCTTCACGCCGCGTTGATGATGTGTCATCATTGAGGGATGAACAACACCCTACAAAACCACACCTCCCCTGTCGAGTTGGCCATCGACATGTTTGGCGGCGTGCGCAAACTGGCGCGTGCCCTGGGCCGAGATCCCGCCGCAGTCTCACGCTGGCAGAAGTCCGGCGTCGTGCCCACCTCTGTCCAGCGTCGCCTGCTCGAGTTGGCCTGGGAGCGCGGCATCGACATCAGTGCCCACGACATGATCTTTGGGCGCGAAGTCAATGATTGAACTGGTGCTGGGCTGGCCACCGTCTGACCTGTCGCCGAACAAGCGCCTGCACTGGGCGAAGGTTTCAAGCGCCAAGGCGAAGTACCGCACGGCCTGCTGGGCTGTGACACTGGAGCAGGCTGGCGTGGCCAGGCCTGACATCGATGGCAACCTGCACCTGGTGCTTGAGTTTGTGCCGCCCGACCGGCGCAGTTACGATCGAGACAACCTGGTGGCCAGGATGAAGTCGGGCCTCGATGGCGTGGCCGACGCGTTGAAGATCAACGACAAGCAATTCACAACACTGACTGCACGAGTGGACGCGGGGCAGATCGGTGGTTTTGTACGCGTCCAAATTTCGAAGGAATCCAAAGCATGAACATTGCAATTCTCACCGGCAACCTGGGGCGCGACCCCGAACTGCGCCAGCACAACGGCGACAACATCCTGAACTTTCCGATCGGCGTGCAAACCGGCACAAAGGACAAACCCGAGACGATGTGGGTCGACTGCGCACTGTGGGGAAAACGGGCCAACAGCCTGCAACCGTACATGGCCAAGGGCCAGCGCGTGACCGTCAGCGGGCCGATCAAACTCGAGGCATACCAGGCCAAGGACGGCACGCCAAAAACGCGCCTGCGCCTGTCTGTGGACCAGATTGACCTGCCGCCCAAGGGTGGTGACGCACCCGCGCAAACGCAACAAACGCAACGGCCTCAGTCTGCGCCTGCTGGCGCGATGGCCGACATGGACGATGACATCCCGTTTTGACCATGATGCAAGTCAACCTGCACAAACGAATCGGGCTTGCGCCCGGTTTTTATTTTTTGGTGGACCGATACGGCATCGGAACGGTCTACATGTTCCGGGTGTGGTGGTCAGCCATCACGCTCACCATCTACAGGCAACAAGGGTGACAAATGAAAACCTACCAAGACTTCGTGAACATTCGCGGCTGGGCGCATGCCCGCAACCTGGTCAATGGCAGTACGACCGACAAGCAGTTCCTGAAACTCATCGACGAGATCGGTGAGTTAGCCGCTGGCCTGGCACGCAAGGACCAGGTCAAGGTCATGGATGGCATCGGCGACGCGGTGGTGGTTTTGACCATCATGGCCGAGCAGATGGGCTTCTCGATCGAGGCGTGCATCGAGATGGCCTGGGACGAGATCAAGGACCGCAAGGGTCGCATGATCGACGGCGTTTTCGTGAAGGAAGCCGACCTGTAAAAAGACGCTTGACACACCCTCTTGGTATTGGTTTAGAATTAGAAAACCATCAACCAAGAGGAGTGTTCAAGTGCAATCCCCCCGTATCGAAGCGGCCAAGAACGGCCAGCGCAAATACACCGGCAAGCCCTGCAAGGCCTGCGGCGAGACACTGCGCTACACCATCAACGCGGCCTGCGTTGCATGCACCAACAAAGCCAAGGGCAAGAACGATGACGCCATCCGGGCGTTACTTGACCAGGCCAAGGCAGGTGCGTGATGCATTTCTACTCATTCAACATCGGCGACTACGCCAGCCACACACGGCACCTCACGCCAATGGAAGACCTGGCGTACCGGCGCCTGCTGGATCTGTACTACCTGCATGAACAACCGTTGAACGAGCGTTCAACGACCGTTGCACGGGCAATCAACATGCGTGAGCACGAGGCCGAAGTGGTGACCGTGCTCGAGGAATTTTTCGAACTGATCGAAGGCGCCGGATGGGTAAATCGGAGGGCCGACGAGGAGATCGCGAAGTACCACAACCGCCTGGAAGCCGCATCCAGAGCGGGGAAAGCGTCTGCCGAGCGCAGGTCCAACGCTCGTTCAACGACCGTTCAACCAAACAATAAACAAGAAACAATAAACATAAAACAAGAAACAGAGATAAAGACAAGGGACAAGCCCTTGTCATGTCCCGACGGCGTGACCAATGAAGTCTGGGATGGATTCCTGAAAGTCCGCAAGGCAAAGAAGGCACCAGTCACCGAAGCGGCACTGGCAGGCATCCAGCGTGAAGCACGCAAAGCAAACTGGTCATTGAATGCGGCATTGACCGAATGCTGTGCAAGAGGCTGGGCAGGATTCAAGGCGGACTGGGTGAAGACAGACGCCGAGAAAAAGATGTCGCCTTACCAGGCATCGGTGAGAGCGGCAGGCATTGCAATTTTTGGAAACTTGGAGGAACCCCAACATGAGCAACACACAACCATCGACATCACACCAGGAACCCAGGCGCCTGCCGGACTCTTGGGTTCAGAAGATCTTTAGCACCATGCAAGGCCACTACGGTAGCAAGTGGATGAACATGTGGAAGATCGGCCAGACACTACCAGATGGATCAGATGCTGGCATCGTCAACGCGATGAACCACTGGGCAGAAAAACTTGGCGGCTACAAGGACCATCCAGAGACGCTCAAGCGTGCGATGGAAAACCTGCCAGCAGAACCGCCAACACTGCCGCAGTTTTTGATTCACCTGCGCCAGTCGTATGTCGAGCCGAATGTGCTGAAACTTGAGAAGCAGTGGACGGCAGAAGAACTTGAGAAGAACAAACAGCGAGCGGCTGAATGCATGCAACAAATCAAAAAAATGTGGAGTCAGAAATGAGCGAAGCACTTGAACGCGTGATTGCTGAACAGCAAAAAGAGATCGACCGACTGAAGTCGTTGGAGAAATCAAACCTTGAAGCATGGGTCCGTGAGAACAAACGCAATGAGAAATTTATGGATGCGTTTTGGTTGTTGTGGCGCAACCCTGCCGATCAAGGTTGCAAGCGCAACATGCACAGCGTGCTAATCGAGCAAGGCTGGTGCTTGTCGTGCGAGCGTCAAATGAACTGGTGCGAGTGTGACTATGACTGACCAGCAAAAACACATCGACGATATTGGCGATCGTTTTGCGCACCGCCTGGCGATCATGCTTGAGTGTGCATTGCTTAGTCCAGAGAAAACCTGGGATGAAGCGCACGCATTGCTTGATGAGTACCACCAGGCACTTTATGAACGAGACAGGGCAATGGGTTTGCCGTATGTCAGTGGATTTGGAAAGGATTGATATGAGCATGATCAAAACAATCGGAGTGTGGCTGTTGTTGTTGGCCGCGTTTTTAATCGTCAACCAGATGGATTACGAGGACGCGATCATGGAAGAACAACACTACTGCGACATGGTGCGTGAAGGTCACTGGCCAGCATACAAGCCAGAGATCGACTGCAAGCGCATCGATCAACAACACATGGTGAGGGGCATCAAACTGTGAGGAAGCGAAGCAAGTACAGACCAAAGCCTGCTGTCTTGCCAAAGATGTTTCGCCACAGCAAAGAGGCTGACATCGACTTGCAGTTGGTGCCGCACCAGGAGTTGGAAAAGTTCAAGACCGGCGAGGCTGATGAGTACACATGGAACACCGTGTGCTTTCGTTTGAACTGGGGTTATGTGATGTCTGGCGACCACTTTGATTCTGTCGAGGCACGCGAACTGATGGAGCAGTCGCTCAAGGCAATACGGTCGGTAAAGACCAGGCACGAAAAAACAGGGAGATGGGGAACTACAGGCGACGAGTTCAACATCATTGGACAAGCATTGAATTTGACAGACGAGATGCAGATGAACACCACAAGAAAACAGCAAGACGAATCGCTTCAAACACTGTTGCGATTGAATGAACTCAAGATCAAGGGTGCGCTATGACATACGGCAACGCATCGCAAGACTATCAAGGGCGCCAGAGTGTGGGCGTCAACATTGGCGAACAGATCTTCGAGCAGTGGTGTGAGCGCACCGGCTGGAATTGCACGCGCCTGGGCTTTGATGAAAAGTTCGCCAATGTCGGAGCGTTCTACAACTTGAACCCCGTGCTTCGCAACATGCCCGACTATGTGATCCAGCGCGACGATCGGACCTTCGCTGTCAATGTGAAGGGCACGCCGAACATCAAAGAAAAAGAGCGCCTGCTGTTGCCGCAGTTGATCAAAGCCTACTCATCGGAGAAGGCGCCACTGATCTACATCTTCTGCATTCGCGGTGACCGCATTAGGTTTGCAGAGGCAGAGCACATCATTGAACTCTACGACATCGAGACTGACAAGCAGTGGCACGACGGCGTGGTGTATCGCACGATCAGGCTGGAGTATGTGAGATGAACATTGGCCACCTGCTCATGACAATCGGCGAGATGATGATCGGCGCCGGAGTGTTTGCTGGCATTCTGTGCCTGGCAATTTATTTTTACCTTGGAGATGACCTATGAAATTTGCACGAGTGTTTGATGTGGCCCGATATGGCCAGATCGTGATGATCAAAAAACAAAGCGACGAGGGTGCGCCTGAGTTGCGATTCTTTTGCCAACCCGAAGGCTACGGTGTGTGTTCATTCGCCATTGGTTGGAATGATGACGAGCACGCAGAAAAGAAACTCGACGAGGCGTTCGATCGCATGGTGATGCGCGAGGCCATCGAGATCTGCGACGGCTACTTCAAACACATGGCCGCATCGGCCCAACGCCATTGAGCCGTGAGAAGTACGAGATCGATGTCACGCTCCACGATGGGCGTGTCGTTGGCTCGTGGTCACGCGAGTGGCTGGTTGAGTGTGAGGCGCAACACCTGCTGAAGATGCCGCTCGCAAAGCGCAGACACGAACTCGACGAGCGTGTCAAAAAGCGCGGCGCCAAATCCGTCGATGAACTCAAGGCCGTGATGGCATCGATCCACGCAAAGAGAAAAACATGACAGACCTGCAACACGCAAAACGAATCCTCGACATGACACGAGAGGGATGGAACATAAGCCCACAACGCATCAACTGGGCGCTCGAAAAAACCGGCGACATCGTTGCGGAAAATTCAATGATGATGCAAAATCATCACAGTGCAATTTCGCACGACACTCGAGGAGATCATCATGGGCTATGGCAAAGACAAGGGCAAGAAACCTCCGAAGCGATGAGCAGTGCCTGATGGGTTGAGATGAAGGGAAAAAGGCGCGTGCATTTCGTGGCAGTCAATGAGCAGGGATACCGAATCGGGGCGTCCCACCACAATGCCCGCCTCCCGGATGATGTGATCGACAAGATCCGCGACATGCACGAGGACAACGCAGTCGGGTATCGCAAGTTGGCCAAGATCTTCAACATCCCACTCAGCACCATCAAAAAAATTTGCAAGTACGAGCGACGAGCACAAACCCCTGACAGATGGAAAAAGGTCATCGATGACAGCGAAGACAAGTAAGCGACCACCAGGCAGGCCACCAGAGCCAGTGCCGCAGGACAAAGCCGACGAGATCTGCGAATGGATCACGACGGGCAAAACCCTGCGCGAATGGTGCCGCAACAATGGCATTCACTACTCGACGGTGTACCTTTGGATGGGGAAGGACAAAGAGTTTGCTCAACGCTTCGCGGAGGCGCGTGAAATAGGCACGGACTGTATTGCTGACGATGCGCTCGAGATCATTGACACCGAGCCAGCAATGACGGGTGGGGATAACCCTAAGTACGACAGCGCCCATGTTGCCTGGCTTCGCAACCGTGCCGAGTACCGACTCAAGTTGCTGGCCAAGTGGAACCCAAAGAAATACGGCGACCGCACTACCCTGGCCGGTGACCCTGACAACCCGCTGATGGAGCCGTTGGATGACACCCAGCGTGCGGCCAAACTCCAGGCCATCCTGGCCACGGCCCAGGCGCGAAAGGCCAAGAATGGCGGCGGCGTTTGACCCGGCTCTGCTGGCGTATCTGACCGACGAAGAACGCGCAGAACTCGACTCCCTGCTGACCAGCGACAAGACGGTCTGGCGCCCACTGCCTGGGCCGCAGACAATGGCCTACGAGAGCGAGGCCGACATCATTGGCTACGGCGGTGCGGCGGGTGGCGGCAAGACCGACCTGGCCTGCGGCAAGAGCCTCACGCGCCATCGCAAGATCGGCATCTTCCGATTGAACGGCACCGAGTTGACCGGCGTGCTGGACCGCATCACTGAACTGCTTGGTGGCCGCAATGGCTACAACGGCAAGGACAACATCTGGCGCACCAGGCGAGCCGACGGCGTGCAGATCCAGGTCGAGTTCGGATCATTCCCAAACCCAGACGATGAGAAGAAATACCAGGGCCGACCGCATGACCTGTTGGTCTTTGACGAAGCGGCCAACATGCGCGAGTCAGCCGTGCGCTTCCTGTTGGGCTGGTTGCGTACGACCGTGCCTGGCCAGAAGTGCCAAGCCCTGCTGACCTTCAACCCACCAACGACAGCCGAGGGCCGCTGGATCATCCAGTTCTTTGCGCCATGGCTGGACAAGAAGCACCCGAACCCGGCAGAGCCTGGCGAGTTGCGATGGTTTGCGACCGTCGACGGCAAGGATGTCGAGGTCGAATCTGGAAAGCCATTCGAGCACAACGGCGAACTGATCACGCCGCTGTCGCGCACCTTCATCCCGTCGAGGATCAGCGACAACCCTTACCTCATGGGGACAGGCTACATGGCACAACTGCAATCACTACCCGAGCCACTGCGCTCACAGATGCTCTACGGCGACTTCCAGGCAGGCATGGAGGACGATCCTTGGCAAGTCATACCCACGGCCTGGGCAGAGGCCGCAATGGCCCGCTGGAAGCGTCCTGACAAACTCCTGCCCATGGACAGCCTGGGCGTCGATGTGGCCCGAGGCGGCAAGGACAACACGATCCTGGCCAGGCGCCATGGCATGTGGTTCGATGAGCCGCTGGCCTACCCTGGCACGGCCACACCCGATGGCCCGACGATCGCTGGCCTGGTGGTGTCCGCAGTGCGTGACCGCGCACCGATCCACATCGATGTCATTGGCGTCGGCTCCAGCCCGTACGACTTCCTCAACGAGATGGGCCAGCAGGTGCTGGGCGTCAATGTGGCCGAGTCAGCCTTGGGAATGGACAAGAGCGGGCGCCTGCGGTTCAAGAACCAGCGGTCCGAACTGTGGTGGCGCATGCGCGAGGCGCTCGACCCAGCCAACAACACCGGCATTGCGTTGCCACCAGATCAACGCCTGCTGGCCGATCTGTGCGCACCGACCTGGAAACTGGTGGGCCAGACCGTGGCCGTGGCCAGCCGCGAGGAGATCCTCGAGAAGATCGGGCGCTCGCCGGACTATGCATCGGCCTACTGCCTGGCGCTGATGGACACGCCCAAGCGGTCGATCATGCAGGAACTGGGCGCCTACAAGCGAAGCAAGGAGCACGACCCATATGCGCACCTTTGAACGACTGGCCACTGGCCTGGATGTCGAGCCGATCCGAGCCAGGCTTGAGGAGATGCCGCACCTGTGGGACGAAATCACAGCCCGCCAGGAGTACACCGGCTCGGCACATAAAGACACACAATGCATCTACCCGCGTGGCCCCTACAAGTTCACGCCCTACTACTACATGTTCCACACTGGCGCGTACGACTACCCGGTGATGGACACCCTGGCCGATGTGCTGGTGCCCGTGCTCCGGCCATTGCTGGCTGGCGTGCTCGAGGTCCAAGAGTTGGGCCGCGTGCTGATCGTCAAACTCAAGCCTGGTGGCGTGGTCACGCCGCACATCGATGAGGGCACCTACGCTGACCACTACGCACGATTCCATGTGGCGGTGACCGGCACAGACAAGGCGACGCTGACGGCTGGGCCGAACACACAGCACTTTGCGCCAGGCGAGGCGTGGTGGTTCGATCACAAGGTCACGCACTCAGCACGCAACGACGGCGAAACCGACCGCATTCACATCATCATCGACGCGGTCACGCCGCGTTTTCCGATGCGCCAGGTACCCGTATCCGATAATTCAGCCACTACTGTGGCGTCAATAGTGGGGAACCCATGACTGAAATCCGACCTTCCAATGTCGACGAGATGCTGGCCAATGCTGGCGAACTGTTCGCCGAACACTGGGAAGAGATCGCCCTGAACAAGCAGGTGATGGTGCTCAAGCCCGACGAGCAGAAGTACCGAACCCTGGAGGCCAACGGCATGCTGTTGATCCTCGGCGCGTTTGAGGGCGACAGGATCGTGGGGTATTCGGTGAATGTTGTGACCAACCATCCGCATTACGCTGACCTCGTAACATGTAGCAACGACTTGCTCTTCGTGACTGAAGACAAGAGGTGTGGCCGACTTGGACTGCGACTGATCCGCGAGACGGAACAGGCCGCAAAAGAGCGCGGCGCCCGTCTGATGTTGTGGCATGCCAAGACTGGCACGCCGCTGGAGAAGATGATGCCTCGACTCGGTTATGGCGTGCAGGACATCATTTTCAGTATTCAGATCTGAAAGGAGATCATCATGGGTGTAGCGGCAGTGATTGGAGCGGCGGCGGCAGGTGGCGCGTCAGCCCTTGGAGCAACGGCCCTTGTGGCCGCAGGTGCTGGTGCTGTGGCGGCGGCAACGACCGCGCAGTATAAGCAGGGCCAGGAGGGGCAAAAGATCCAGAAGGCTGGACTCGAGCAACAGAAGGTCGTGCAACAGCAACAGGTTGAAATGGCCACGCAACAGCAGGCCACTGCTCAACAGAACATCAACCGTGCAAACCAGAAGCGTCCCGACACGCAAGCCATCCTGGCTGATACCCAGGCGGCGGCAGGCGGCGGCGCAGGCGGCACTATGCTGACAGGCCCGCAGGGTGTAGACCCACAGCAACTGGCACTCGGCAGAAACACACTTCTCGGCGGTTAAACCATGAGTCAATTCCCCAGCGACGCACAGTCGTATCCCAACGCCCCGACGCGGGACAAACTGTTCACGCGCTGGGGTCAACTCAAGTCTGAGCGTGCATCCTGGTGGGCGCACTGGCAAGAGATCACGACCTACTTGCTACCGCGCAATGGTCGCTACTTCGTCCAGGACCGCGACAAGGGCTGGCGCAGGCACAACAACATCTACGACAACACCGGTACCCGCGCATTGCGTGTGCTTGGCGCTGGCATGATGGCTGGTGCCACATCGCCTGCACGCCCGTGGTTCCGTCTGTCGACGGCAGACCCTGAACTTAACAAGTACCAGCCGGTCAAGGTGTGGCTCGACGATACGACGCGCCGCATGCAGACCGTCTTCCAGCGGTCGAACACTTACCGCTCACTGCACTCGATGTACGAAGAACTCGGCGCATTCGGCACTGATGTGTCGATCGTGTTGCCCGACTTCAACAATGTGATCCACCACTACACCTTGACCTGCGGCGAGTATTGCATCGCCACCAACTACCAGGGCCAGGTCGACACCGTCTATCGCGAATACGAGAAGACTGTGGCAGAGGTGGTGCAAGAGTTCGGGCGCGAGAACTGCTCGACCACTGTACGCAACATGTACGACCGTGGATCGTTCGATCAGTGGGTGCCCATCATTCATGCGATCGAGCCGCGTGCATTGCGTGACACTCGCAAGCGCGACAACCTCAACATGCCGTTCGCGTCGTACCACTTTGAGGTGGGCGGCGACAACGACAAGTTCCTGCGCGAGTCTGGCTTCAAGATGTTCCCTGCTGTGGCGCCTCGCTGGCAAACCACTGGCGGCGACATCTACGGCAACAGCCCAGGCATGGAGGCGCTCGGCGATGTCAAGCAACTCCAGCACGAGCAACTACGCAAGGCACAGGCCATTGACTACCAGGTGCGGCCACCGCTCCAGGTGCCGACCTCGATGAAGAACCGCGATGTCGAGACTCTGCCTGGCGGCGTCTCGTTCGTCGATGCGAACTCACCGAGCGGCGGCATCAAGTCTGCGTTCGAGGTCAACCTCAATTTGCAGTACCTGCTTAACGACATCATGGACTGCCGCGAGCGCATCCGTGGCGCGTTCTATGCTGACCTGTTCCTGATGCTGGCCAACGCAACCGACACTCGCATGACTGCGACCGAGGTGGCCGAGCGTCACGAAGAGAAACTGCTCATGCTTGGCCCTGTGCTCGAGCGCCTGCACAACGAACTGCTGTCCCCATTGATCGACATGACCTTCACTCGCATGGTCGAGGCCGGTGTGCTATTGCCACCTCCGCCAGAACTGCAAGGAATGGAACTGTCGGTCGAGTTCGTATCGATGCTGGCCCAGGCACAGCGTGCGATCGGTACTAACAGCGTGGACCGATTCGTCGGCAACCTGGGCGTGGTCGCAGGCATGAAGCCCGAGGTGCTCGACAAGTTCAACGGCGACGCGTGGGTCGACGCCTACTCTGACATGCTGGGTGTCGATCCCAACATGATCGTGGCCGGTGACCAGGTCGCTATGCTTCGCGATCAGCGCAATCAAGCAATGGCCGCAAAAGAGCAAATGGCCGCAATGCAACAGCAAGCGGCAACTGCCAAGGATCTGGCGGCGGCAAAGACCGTCGAACCCAGCGCCTTGACCAATGTGATCGACATGTATTCCGGCTACAACACACCCTGAAAGGACTGACAAATGGCACTGATCAATATGCAAAAACCCGCCGAGCGCGAAGAGATGCCTGGCGAAATCGAGATGGACGAGCCGCGCTACCCGTACGGCTTGTGCATCAACCTTGGCAAAGACGAACTCGAGAAACTCGGCATCACTGCTTTGCCGAAGGTTGGCACTGAGATGATGATCATGGCCAAGTGCTATGTGAAGATGACGCGTGCGTACGAGACGCAAGGCGAAGGCGAAGACATGGGCATCGAGTTGCAGATCACCGACATGGAGATCCAAGGCAACCAGCAACAGCGCAATGCTGAAGCATCGACCATGCTCTACGGCTCCGGCGAGTAATCATGCCAGCCAAGTCTGAGAAACAGGCCCGCTTCATGCAGGCCGTGGCCCACAGTAAGGAGTTCGCCAAAAAGGTCGGCGTGCCCCAAAAGGTGGGCCGTGAGTTTTCACAGATGGCCGAAAAGATGTACCCGGCCAAGGACAAAGAAAAGAAGAAGGGGTAAGCCATGCCAGGACCAGGACTGTGGGCCAACATCCACGCCAAGCGTGAGCGGATCAAAAACGGATCTGGTGAACGCATGCGCAAGCCTGGCGAGAAGGGCGCACCAAGCCGTCAAGATTTCCGCGACTCAGCCGCTGAGAAGTTGTACGGCAAAGACAAGAAGGGGAAAAAATAATGGCACGCCAAAGATACCAGGGCGCTCCCTGGCTGTATGACGAAGTGACTGGCGACATCGTCGGCGTCAAAGATCCTGACGGGTCCGAGTTCTACTTCCAGCGTGCCCCGTACATTGGCCTGTTCTACGACACCACCGACCAGACCGATGGCACAGGTGCCACGGCTATGTCGTTTAATACTGCAACCATTCAGCGTGGCGTGCGCGTTGTTGATGGCAACAAGATTTATGTCGACCGCGCTGGCATCTACAACTGGCAGATCAGCGTGCAGTTGGCCAACACCGACAGCCAGGCCCATTCGTTTGACATCTGGGGCCGCAAGAATGGCGTCGACATCCCTGACTCCAACACCTCATACACCGTGCCATCAAGCCATGGCGGCGCCTCTGGCCGCGTGGTTCCGGCGCTCAACTTCTGGATGGAATTGGCCGCTGGCGACTATGTGCAGGTCATGTGGTATGTCGACAATGCCCAGGTCCGCATCGAATACACCGGGGTCCAGACCTCGCCTGCACGACCTGCGACCCCGTCGATCATCCTGACCGTCAATGAAGTTGCGGCATGACGGTACCCGTATCCAGATGTGCCGTAAGTAGATTGGCGCCATGAGCAAAGAATTTGACCCGATCGATCTCAAAGGGCAGGAACGCGCCAAAGCCGAAAGGGAAGTGCGCGAGAAGATCGCCAAAGAGAACGAAGAGGCAGACCTCAAGTGGCTCATGGGTAGCAAGAGGGGGCGCCGTGTAGTGTGGCGTCTTCTGGATCAGTCGGGCGTGTTCCGTCTGTCGTTCAATACCAACTCGATGCAAATGGCATTCGCAGAAGGTAACAGGAACTTCGGGCTTCGCATGCTTTCGATGGTTCACGCTCTCTGCCCTGAGTTGTATCCACAAATGGTAAAGGAGCAATCCAATGACAGAATCGCTGATGACGGATCAAGCCGCAACGACCACTGAAGGCACGCCCGCATCGCAAGACGCCTCTAGCACGCAACCGACGGGTGGCGAGCAACAGGCATCACAACAACAGGCTGACGGTACGCAGAACCAGCAGGCTGGCCAGGATGGTCAGGACGCTGGCAATACCACAGGCGACAAGGCCGGTGAACCCGCAAAGCAGGGAGCGCCGGAAGCGTACGAGTTCAAGGCTATAGAAGGCCAAGAGTTCGACCCCGAGGTGATGAAGTCATTCTCGGAAATCGCCAAGGAATTGGATCTGCCGCAAGACGCCGCGCAGAAGGTGCTGGACAAAGTCGCCCCAAAGATCTTGGAGCGTCAGATGCAGGCACTTGAAAATGTGCGCAACGAGTGGGCTGAGTCCGCTCGCACCGACAAGGAGTTCGGGGGTGACAAACTCAACGATAACCTGGTCGTGGCGAAGAAGGCACTCGACTCGTTCGGTACGCCAGAACTGCGCAAGTTGTTGAACGAGTCTGGCCTGGGCAATCACCCGGAGATGATCCGATTGATGTACAGGGCAGGCAAAGCAATCAGTGAGGACCGCTTTGTCGGCGGCACTCGAGGCGGTCAGAAATCTGGCCCCAAGGGTTTCAACGACTTGGCATCCGCGCTCTATTCAAATCAGCAAACTTAATAGGAGTCCATCATGGCTACTTTGTCGAACAACTCTCTCACCCTGGCCGATTGGGCCAAACGCGTCGACCCGGACGGTCGAGTTCCCGTCGTTGCCGAACTGCTTTCGCAGAGCAACGAGATCCTCGAAGACTGCGTGTTTAAGGAAGGCAACCTGCCTACCGGCGAACGCGTTGTGATTCGTACTGGTCTGCCCACTGTCTACTGGCGTGCGCTGAACCAAGGTATCCCGTCGAGCAAATCGACCACTGCACAAGTGGACGAGGCTTGCGGCATCCTGGAAGCCCGCTCTGAAGTGGACAAAGACCTGGCTATGCTGAACGGCAACACCGCTCAGTTCCGCCTGTCTGAAGACACCGCCTTCCTCGAGGCGATGAACCAAACCCAAGCAACGACTCTGTTCTACGGCAACCCTGGCGTTGACCCGAAGCAGTTCCTCGGCTTGGCCGCTCGCTACAGCGACAGCACTGCCGCCAACGGTCAGAACATTCTGAAGGCTGGTGGTTCTGGCTCTGACAACACCTCGATCTACCTCGTGGTGTGGGGCGACAACACTGTGTACTGCCCGTTCCCGAAGGGTTCCAAGGCTGGTCTGATTCATGAAGACCTCGGTGAGCAAACCGTCTACAACAGCGACGGCACTCGCATGCAAGCCCTGGCTACTCGTTACCAGTGGAAGAACGGTCTGGTCGTGAAAGACTGGCGTTATGTCGTGCGCATCGCGAACATCGATGTGTCCGACCTGATCGCTCAGACTGGCACCCAGGCTCCTAGCGCCGCAACCGCGATCATCAAACTGATGGCTCGTGCTCTGTACCGCATCCCCAACATGGCCATGGGTCGTGCCGCGTTCTACATGAACCGCACTGTCCACTCTGGTCTGTCGATCGCGGCACTGGACAAGAGCCAGTATGTGCTGAAGATCAACGAAGGCTTGAGCCAGTTCGGTATGCCTTACTCTTGGCTGTCCTTCCTGGGCGTTCCGCTCCGTCGTGTTGATGCTCTGCTCAACACTGAAGCGGCCATTTCTTAATTGGTCAACTTAACCCTGAAAGGATCAAACCATGATTACCGATAAATTGCTCCGCGTCTCTGACGCACAGGCCGTTACCACCACCGCTGTGTCGACTGATACTGTCGACCTGTCTGTCGCTCGCGACATCGGTGAAGGCCAAGACCTGTTCATGAACTTCGCTGTGACCGAAGCCTTCGCTGGTGGTACCTCTACCAACTTCGAAGTGATCATCGCTGACAATGCCGCTCTGTCGAGCAATGTCCAGGTGATTGGCGCTTCCGGCGCGATCGTTACTGCAAGTCTTCCGCTCGGCACCAATGTTGCCGTGCGTTTGAACCCGCAGATCGCTTCGCTCGGCAAGCGTTACCTCGGCGCTCGCTACACTGTGTCTGGCACGAACTCGGCTGGTAAAGTTACCGCTGACATCGTGATGGATGTTCAGGACGGCAAGAAGTTCTACGCTTCTGGCTTCGCTGTGGTCTGATAAGGAGAATTGCACATGCCTAAATACCGAGTAATCGCGCCCTGCTTCGTCAACAACGGTCTTCGCAACGATGGCGACATCGTTGACTATGACGGCCCTCCTGGTGCCGCTCTAGTTCCCGTCGATGACGAGGGCAACGAGGTCAAGGCCGACGCTTCTGAGAAAAAGAAGTGGACGCCGAAGGCCAAGCGCGAGTCGGTCGAAGGCTCCGTGTAATCCTTCCTGATCGGAAGCCGTAAGTCACGGGGGGCCGCTGGGAAACCACGGCCCCCTTTTCACATTAGGAGGCCATGATGGCATCAGTTGTCGACATCTGTAACCTTGCGCTGGCGCACCTCGGCGACAACGCCACCATCGCAAGCATTGACCCACCCGAGGGATCTGCGCAGGCAGAGCACTGCCAACGCTTTTACCCCATTGCACGAGACACTCTGCTCGAGATGCACAGTTGGTCCTTTGCGACCAAACGCGCATACGGCGCCGA